GTGCAACAGGCATGAAGAGAAACAATGCGACCCTCAAGAACATCAAGGCGGACGACTACATCGGTCGCTGCAGATTCTGCTCAAAGTTCTGCCACAGCACTCGCAAGAATGGTGCAAAAAATGGTGCGAACGCCAATAAGCCTGCGAACGCCAATAAGCCGGCTGCCGCCGCCCCTGCTCCCCAACCTGCAAGGGGTAGAAGCCGTGCCGCCCGTCCTGCCACAGCAGCGCGTGGAAAGAGCCAGGCGCCTGCAGAGCCCAACGTCTAAACATTTTTATTCAATTGACTCAGATGTTTCATCAGACTCATTTGTCGTTTCACGAATGTCGTGACGACACACGGGACAGCGAACATTCCGAACAAACCAAGTATCAATACATCCTACATGAAATGAGTGCTGACAATGATTAATTCTGCGCACATCATCGTCTGTAGTAATTGTATCCATGCAGACTGAGCAAATCATGTTTTCATCGACATGTAAACGTGTAGTTGCCAGAGTAATCTGCTCTGCCGTAGGAGCGACCTCTACATCTTCAAAGTTTGGCGGAGCCAAGCCTCCACCACCTCCAAGTGCGCCAAGCAGAGTTGTCAGAAGATTGCGAGCAGCATTCTCACTTGTATCGAGTTCATCATCCATAACCAAACGAGCCGTCCGATAGATCGGATACGGTGCATAAGGGACCCTTGGACGAATGGGTGGTGTCCGTACACCACTGACATCGGTAGTCTCTGCCGCTTCAGGCTCAGCTGCCAATTGTGTAGCCAGATAGGCACGCTGACCAAATGTAAAGAGATCAAATCGTTCCCGTGTCTGTATCTGGAAATAGTGAAGAAGTGCACCTACTGAATGGAATCGTGTGGAGTCATAGAGAATAGCAGGATAATAATTATGAATATCGTCAAGAAGTCCTACGCCATAGAGAGTTTCATAGGGTGGACGGGGCGCAGGTTCAGACATGTCTATATATCTCTGCGTGAAAAAGCAACTTCAAATTTGAACGGCGACCTTTTCATTTTGAAGTCTATACAATGGAATCTACTACCGAGCCATCTGAGAAGCCAAAGGAGACTAAGGGCCCTGTTGGAATTGTAGGACTCCGAAATCTAGGAAACACCTGCTATGCGAACTCTGCTGTCCAGGCTCTTCGCCAAATTACGGAGATGACCTATCTCTGTATGTCTGAGACATCCGACCTCAAGAAGAAACATGACAATTATTCTGGAACACTCTTTGATTCTTATCGAGACCTGATTCGCACGATGTGGACCACCCATGCACCCGCCTATATCTCTCCAGATGCCTTCTGGAAGGATATGATCGCCGCTGCCACACATGCAGGCTACGAGCATTTCCGTGGACGTCAACCCCAGGATGCCCATGAATTCATGATGTTTCTCCTCGACCAGTTTCTGGAGGGAACCAAGGAGTCTGTAAATTATATTATCCAGCGTGGTCCAAGTCTGAATGATACGGATCGCAGAATCCAGGCTGCTCTTGAATCGTGGAAACAGAATTTCGAGAAGCAGTATACTCCGATTGTTGATATTTGGTTTGGACTCATGGAGTACCAGACCGAATGCCAAGAGTGTAAGAATAAGACCTATCGCTACGAGACTTTCAATAGTCTAAAAATCACGGTGCCTACGACACTTCCTGAGGGTCCACAGACTCTAAAGGAGATGCTCAATGCCGATTGGAAGGAGGAGGAGATTGAAGGCTATCACTGCGATAAGTGTCCTACTCGTACTGTAGCAAAGCGCAAAATGGCAATCTGGCGTCTTCCTCGTTGCTTGATTGTTGTGCAGAAGCGATTTCTGCCCGATGGCCGAAAGATTACTACGCAGTGGAAACATGAAGAGGAGCCACTCTGTCTCAGCGAATTCTTCTCAGAAGCGAGTCCAGAGAAATCAAAAAAGTTTGAGTACGGACTTCAGTCTCTAGTAGACCATCACGGAAGTGCTCGTGGTGGACATTATACTGCACAGGGTCTGAGTCCTCTCGATGGAAACTGGTACATCTATGACGATGAGACGACTCACCGCACGGAGAAGCCAATTATGACTCCTAGCACCTATGTCATGATTTACCGTGCAAAGAATTAGACCTCTTCAATCCAATGATGCATATCAGAATATTTTTCATTAAGATGGGCAACCCACGCCTGTGCAAGTTCATAGGAAATCGCCCCTCCGCGATGGATAGTGTTGTTATGCGAATATGTGTAGCAAACGCAATACATAGGAGCCATTTTTAAGGTTCTGATGAAATTTGAATGAAATCAAATTTTTTTTTGAAAGTCATGAAGATCATTTTACTTTCAGGTTGGTCAGGGTCCGGAAAAGATACGGTCGCCGATTATTTGGTTGCGCGACATAACTATAAGAAGTTTGCCTTTGCAAATCCACTCAAGGACCTCGCTTCCGAACTTTATACGTTTCCACGGGAACTAGCGGATTCTCAAGAAGGAAAACGGCAACTCTGGCAGGTAGGGTATTCTAAGAAAACTATCCGACAGATTCTTCTGGATGTGGCTCGCATTGATAAGTCCAGATTTGGAAATGACATCTATGCAAATGAAATTGCCACGCAGATTGCCAAGGAATCACCGGATTCAAATATCGTTATTTCAGATACAAGATATTTAAATGAAATTAGTGTGATTCTCGAATTTGCCATTAAAGGGAAACATAAGTTTGAAGTATGGAGAATTAGTTTTAGAGATCGAGATGAGTCGCCTGTAGGTGATATCTCTGAACATATTCTGGATTCATACAGAGCAGACGCATATATTTCTAATCCAGGAGATTCTCTACAAAATCTCTATTCTATTGTAGAAGATGTCTTGTCACATTCGCAAAATGCGGATGATGTCCTCAAGTGGGACGTGTGAGCCAAGGCCTACCACAGGGGCGTCCACTGAAATGGCTGCACGCCTCGCACAGATGCAGGCCGAGCGTGGTCGTCAAGACCAAATGTGGCAACCCACTACAGTAACCTCAGAGAAAACCACCTACGCATCTTCCACTTCGGAAATCGTGAAAACCAATAATACCCCGCGTCTCTCTTGATTTTAAACTGCGGTATTGAAGTAATTTCATTTATGGTGTGAGGCTCATACTTTGTATTAAATTCTCTTAGAATGCGAGCATACACTTTACCTTCATAGCGCATCTTTGCAGATTCTTCAGATTCCATGAGTGCCTTTTTTTTCTCGAGAATCATTCGTTGTAAAATTCCTCTCATCGCCAATGTTTCTGTAGCAAAATGGCGTTTAGCAGAATGTCCTATTTTAAAAAACTTACTCCGCACCTTTCGTACAGTTGCAATCTGTTTTTTCAGTTTCTTCAAATCGCCAAGAAATCCAGGGGTTGCCATAAGTTCCGCATAGATTTCCTGTCTTCGCTCCTGTTCTCGTTCGCGGAACTGCACTCGACCAATATCTTCAAGTTCCTCTGTTATTAAAGGATGTCTACAGAGATTGCATTGAAGTGGCGCTCTAGACACATAGATTAAAAAACACTGTGTATGAAGTGTATGATTACACGGTAATTCCGTTTTTTTCTGCGCTAGGTCAATTGAATGTTGACATAGCGTACAAAAAATAGTTCCAGATAGGTCCATTTACTTGTTTGTTAATTATTATACCCCTCCTTTATGTCTACGCATAGAGTGAACGGAAACTCTCATCGCCAGGATCCTTCTTCTTCAGGAAGAGTTGGATATGCTCCTTCTTGACAACAAACGGCAGACTGAAGTCCTTGATGTGGAAGGGCAGGTCCTTGCTGTTGAAGATGCGCAGCATATTAATCTTCTGGATAATGCCCTCTACACAGCGCTTGAGTTGACGGACACCCTTCTCCTCCTTGGCATACTCCTCGATAACATGCTGAAGAACCTCACTTGAGATGCCGACCTTCTCCGTGAGGTTAACCTCCTTCAGAGCCGCAGGCACGAGATACTGCTCTGCAATGGACAACTTCTCCTTGGAAGAGTATCCCTGAAGTTCAATGACAATCATGCGGTCAAGGAGTACCCTGTCAATCTTCGTGATATCGTTACCACTGAAGACGAACATCACCTTACTCAGGTCAATCGGCACACCTGAGAGGTACTTATCCTCAAAGTCACCATTCTGTACAGGGTCCGTAAGGTGAATGAGCATATTCTGAACCTCCTCACCCTTCGGCGTACCACTGATCTTATCGAGCTCATCAAACATCAGAACCATCGACATCGACTTCGCCGCAACGAATGAGTTGACAATCTTGCCACAGTGACTGCTCTCATAGACGAGCTGGTGACCCGTGTAAGTTGTGGCATCCGAATCACCGCCGAGACTGATGAACTGGAACGGCCAGTCAAGCGCCTTGGCAATTCCATTCTTAATCAGACTCGTCTTACCAATACCAGGAGGGCCTACAAGCAGAAGACTCATACCGCGCGCTCCAGGGTTGGCAATCTTGCTTGCAATGAACTGGAGAATCTGGAGTTTGGCCTCCTCCTGTCCATAGATAGCATCCACCATGCAGCGACGAGCACGGTCCATGAAGACACCGCATGCATCCGTGCCATCCTCGAGCTTCACAGGAATATCCTTATAGAGGCCAAAGGGTACACTCGTCAACTTCTCAAGCCAGGCACGGAGCTTGAAATACTCACCACTACCAGGGTCAAGACTCTGGAGACTATTGTACTTGTTCAGCACCATAGCCTGAGTTTCCGTAGGGAGGCTCATTGAGAGAATCTTGCAC